CCCAGGGGGGTATTGAATGTATTGACGCGATCCAGGCTGCATTAACACCTGAAGAGTTTCGTGGTTACTGCAAGGGTAATGCCTTGAAATATACCTGGAGAGAACGGTCAAAAGGACAGAATGAGTCCCTTAAAAAGGCTCTGTGGTATCTAGAGCGTTCTCAAAAAGGTTGAAGGTTATCTTCGTCTTCCTCATCTTCATCTTCGTAGTCGCCACACATCAGAGCCAGTTCTTCCAGTTCTAGTTCTGATGTGATATCAAAATCAATATTGACACCTTCTTCGGCTAGAATGTCTTTGATGGCAGTAATCTCCATTAGACGTTGGCTGTAAAGATTTAACAAAGCACTATACAACTGATCCCACGTCATTTCCGCTGCTTGTAGCTCTGCTTTGCGCCTAGCAAATTTGAACTCCAAAGGAAGTTCAAAATCCTGGGGTTCAATAGAGGGGGCCATTGGAAAATTCATGCGCTGCCTGTACCTATTCTAAAGCTTACACCGTAATTTCAGACTGTTGTAATTCTGGTAACTTAAATTGATTAATAAATTCAGTTAATACCATAGGGTGGATTGCTGCTTCAAGATGCCTAATAGCTTTGTTTTGTCCGGAGGTGTTCTCATAACGAGCAAAAGCATTTAACAAAAGTTGTCCACCAAAATTAAGTCCTTGCTCAAGAGTACTGCTTAAGAACAGATTAATTTCTTCCCGTCGTCTGAAAATAAGGTTGCTCACGACTTGATGATCCTGGTCAAAAACCCAGCGATACATCTCGTCTGCTACTGTCTCTCGATCCTCATCTTCAATGGCATCCAAAATATCACTATAAAGAAAAGGCTCCCAACCAATGGAATGCACAAAAGAAATCAAAGCTTCTAGCATGTATCCACTAAGGTCAGGCACTTCTTTTGCAAGAGCTTTTTTAATTTCATCTATTTCGTGATTTAAATATTCCTCTGCTTTTTCATACGTACATAACTGACTTTTGCCTACTGGTTCACCGTTGGGATAATACTGACTACCAAATCCAATAGTGTAGGGTGCTGTACCAGTAGAAGGATCAGGAAAAGATTTTTCATTGAACCCTTCATATTTCATGATTAGCTCAATGCCAGTAGATAGATCCTGCACGATGGAAGTAAGCATGTTACAACCATCATACATAAGTAATCCAAATTGCGTTAGTTTTTATTCACCACAAATCGTTGCATGCCCAATATCTTGGGGTGTTTTTATCCATGGGTTTATCACATCCCATTCTTGACCTAAAATTAGCACGACGTTTTTTATCGTGGTGTTGTGTGTAGTCCTGGTATCCACGCCTACCATACCTAACTATTTTTTCTTCTCCATCATGGCATGATTTAACAACCCACTTATGCGTATCCCCAGCTGGAGCCCGTTGAGGTTTATTGCACTGCATGCTTTCTTTTTTGTAGCGGCCAGCGGCACTTGCTGCTTTTCTGTGTTGGTCAGACATTATTTTTTCAGCAAAGAAGTAAAGTCACCAAGGAAAGATTCAGGAGTTGTAAATAAAGTATCTTCTTCATCATCTAAGTTTAAATTAAAATAACTATCAGATTTCTTTGTTTTTATTATAGGCGTAGGTTCATTTAAACTTTCAAGTTTACCTAGTGTTGCCATTGGATCTGAAGTGTCAAAAGACAAGTCCAGTTCAGGCATTTTACCCTTGGTTATATCTGTTAATAGTTTTACATCTTCTGGGTTGGAGTCTGGCATGTAGTCGGTGTAAAAAGCTTCTTCTGTTCCTTGGTAACCAGCTTTTTTAAACACGTTATATAGCTCAGCTTTAACGGCTGCACCAGTGCCCTTGTCTTCTGGTCTTTCAATATAAGAAATACCTAACTCAGCTTGGGTGGGAGCTTTGCCTTCTTCTTGTAAAAATTTAATATTTGATCTGATCTCTTCTGCTGTACCAGTAGTAATGCCGTCTGTAATTGCTTTTTTAACTTCATCTATAGAAGTATTTTCATCTAATCCATATTGGGTTAATATTTTTTTCCAAGTATCTTTATCTTTTAGTGGATCTAGTGGATCTATTATTTTATTTGCAAATTCTTCCGGTTTAATATATTCACCAAAGACAGTACCTATTGACTGAGCCTTTTCATAAACAGGAGATTCTAATTTTTTCTGCAGAGTAGATGCTGGATCCACTGCAGCGTCAAATCCTTTTTGGTTACCAATAAGCTGATAATGCAATTTTGCAAAATCATCTTTAGTATTTAAATCTTTTTTATATAGATATGCATTTTCAGCCCATGTTCCCAAGTATGGTAGATCGGAGTTGATAAGAGCATCAGGGTTAGCTTTGGCGTTTTCCCAGTCTTTGTTTACAACTGTTTTTTGATTTCCATATAAATCTTGTTTTTGTGTAGCATAAGAATCTTCAGGATCAAAATAAAAATCAGCATCAAATTCTTTGTTAAAATCACCTGTATCTAAATCTGATTGCATTAACTGAGCTACCGTTTGCGCATAAGCCTTGACTTGTGTTAAACGATCTGTAGTTGTAAATGGAGTCTTTTCATTTTCTTTAATGTCCATGTAATCTCTAAACTCATCCATTGATTTTGAGTAATCAAATCTGGGTTTTAAATAATCATCAATAAACTGACGAGCAAAAGAAGCTTCTACTTTTACTTCTTCTGGTACGCCATCAGTACCCTTGTAAGTCAAGGTTAAGTCTCTGTTTTTTGCAGTATCTAGGTCTGTAACTTTTTGTTCTAAAGATGTTCGTAAGTTTGTTAATTTTTGAATTTGATCAGGCTCTCCAATCTTGCCTGTTTGCAAATCTGTCAGTAGCTCAGTTCCCGTAACACCTTGATTACCAAGAAACTTTGTTAGTTCTTCACTACTATTAAACCCTGCTTTTTTTATGAATTCATCCGTAAACTTTTTGTTTTTGTCGTCAAAAATTTTAGTCGGATCAGATTTTAAAGCTGTATTAATAACATCTAAAGTATCCTCTGTAGATTGATATTCTTTATAGTCAATTCCATATTTTTGCGTCAGTGTATCATCAAACCATTTTTGCCAATTATATGTAACATTACTTTGTATTCCAGTTATTTTTCCAAGTTGTTTTTCAAAATCTGACGTTACATCTGCTTCAGATTTTTTATTTGTCATAGCAAGATATCCACCAAGACCAGAATCACCTAGCATTGAATTTGCTAATGTCTTATTTAAATCCATAATTTCGGAAAAACCTCCAAGACCACGATATAAATCCATAGTATTCTCTTTTGCTTTTGCTTTATTTAATTCAGCTATGGTATCTTTTAAAACATTTTGCGCTAATGCACCATACTTTTTGGTGTCTTCTTGTTCTTTTACGCCTAATACTTTTTCAATTAAGGTATAAAAGGATGCACCTTGACCTAAAGCTGTGTCTGTAATTTGTTGTTTTTCTGTATCTGTTGGTTTTTCTACGTAGTTAGTTGCTTGATCTGTGGCTTCTTCTGCATAACCTCTTATGCCATTAAATTTTCCTTGTGTAGCATAATGTGCATTGTAAAAATTTTCTTCACTATTACTGTAACGTTCGGTAATATCAATATTGTCATCATCAACTGCTTGCTTCCATTCTTCAGCTGCAGCAGGAACTTGTGTTTTATAAAAAGCTGTATCTAAAGATTTTAATCCACCAGGAGATGGGGGTTTAACTGAATTACTTGGATCCCAACGAGTAAGTTTTTCGTTTTGATAAAAATATTTAAAACTTGTTTCCAAGTCTTTCATAGTTTTTTCATCAATAGGCAACTCGCCGTACATGTTACTAAGCATAGGCGAAAAAGCACGAATTTGGTTTCTTTGTGATACGTACTCACCATCCGTTGTATTTCTGGCTATATCTATAACTTTTGCATAAGCAGCATTTTTATTTGCGTTGGCTTTGTTTAATGCTGTGTCGTTGGTATCAGTTGGTTCAGGGGTTAAAACCCATCTCTGACCTGAAGGGTTGGTTGCAATATAACTAAGACCCATTAACTTGCCTGCTTGTACGTAACGTAATCACCAGTGTACTGGAAAATATTAAATAGTTCTTGGTTCATCCAGTCTTTAATTTTTTTCATACGCTCTTCACAGAAATAATCCTGTGTTGGGTACCAGTCTTCCATCTTGATCGATCCTTTATTACTGTTGCACTTCTGACAAGATGGCAATAAATTGTTAGAGTTACTTGACCCAGACCTAAACCTAGGTATAATGTGGTCCAGGCTTGTGGCTGGGGCTCCGCAATAACCACAGCAGTGGTCCCAGGACTTGTAGATTTCTTCTCGGAAACGGCGTTTAGCAGACTTTGGTGTGACTTCAATCAGTAAGGCGAGAGGGTCATGCTCTGTTGCGAACATACTCTATAATTGCCATTACCTAATTTTAAGATGGCCTAGCTTCTGTAAAGAAACGTAAACTTCCGAATTCTTTCTTAAGTACCTACCAAAGCTAAAATTTTTGTGTAATGTAGGAATGCACACGGTTTTTTCACATGGCCGCAACAGCTCAATGGGTGACAGCCAATCAAATGGCTGATGCGCTCAGCATTGACCGTCAGACTCTATTCCGCATGCGTGATGATGGCACCCTCAAGCTGGGACCACATTACGCTGCATTCAAGGGCAAGACCTACTCCAGGGATAGTTATCTGTGGAACCGTGGGTCTGTACAACGTGCTATGCGTAAGCGGGAACAGGAGATGTCTGAGTCAATGGTTTAGCAGGCTTATAGAAAGCTTTACGCATCTTATAAGCAAGTAACAGTTCAATCACATTGCATTGAACTTCTTTACATGCCATGGCTTCATAGATAAGTAACCAAGCGTCTCTCCAGCAACTCTCAAGATTTGGGGGTTGCTTTTCTTTGAGTTGAAACAAAAAAACCCATTGCGGATGCATGGGTCGTACAGGTTTCTTTTTGTTTGAGACGTTAATTGTTCCGTCGTCGTTCCAGGTAAACCCTTTTAAATTTTCTGGTTTTACCCCATAGGTTGCAAGCATGCCATAAAACCAGGCTAGTTTACTGGTCTTACGGCTTCTTAATAAATGAAAGAAATCGTCAACTACCCTCTGGTCGAGGGGAGGGGAAATAGTGTAGGTCATGGGAAGTACGCATGTTGTTGCCTAGACTTTAACCAACGGGCCAGCCTGGTGCAATGTAACTAGCCCTTGAATTCCTTAAGACTGATTAGTCTTCGTTATATTATACTACAAAAAACCTACAGAGAAGGCTTTTCTCCTGAAGCTGGTATGTAAATATGTCCCGTTTTGTCAATCATTCTGAAGCCTGACAGGCTGACAATTTGATTTGGAATGTTAAACAACTTTTGTAACATTGGAGCCATCACAGGAGATTGACAGTTGTATGGTGGAACATCCATGTAACTTAATGCTTTTTTGGTTACGTTAAATGCTTGGTATTGTTTTTGATTATCTTCTGCTTCTTGTACCAGTTTTTGCTCCCACTCAGACATTGAATCCATTCCTACAGGAAAATCAGAAGGCTCAGGGGGAAACATATGCTCTTCAAATTTCATTGAATAGATATGTTTGCAATAACGCATTTCATCTAACACTGGCGCCCAGTTATCTCCCAAGTTTGTAATTACGTCCTGCTCTTGCGAGTAGTCTGTGTACACAGGCATACCTTCTGCTGTGCCACCAGGAAGCGATAGGTCTGCTGTGCTACGTACATAAGTGGCGCCAAAGTCTCTAAATACACCGGGGTTGTCTCTTGTTGCTAAACGATTTACTTCTGATATAGCAATGTCATCTAATAGTTGATACGTAGCTGAAGGCGCAACAACATTCATTACTCTGTCATTTAATGAATATGATGTTGTGTTGTTATCAAGCTCACCACTTAGTGTGATGTTTTCATAACGTCCGGGTTTGATTGATGTAACACTTGAATACGGAAAATATTTTCTAGTTGTGCTATTGATTGATGACATAAAGAAGTAATCTCTATGTGTGAAGTCTTGACAAGTGCAAGCATATCTATTGCCAGTAATTAAAAATCTCCCTATAGCAGGTGGCTTAGTTGCTGGTGTTAAAAATGCTTTGTCATGTGTTACTTCTACGGACCCAGCTTTTTTTAATTTAAGAATTCCTGCATCTTGATCTACGTCAACTAGCACAGCCTGGACATAGCCATATCTTTTTTGTGTATTAGGATTAATTGTAGTTGCTGTTATTGGTGTGCCACTGACTGTGATTATCCTGTCCTCTAGGATCTCACCATTCATTGGTTTGAGTGGTGTGGTAACACCAGAGACTGTGGCATACAAGGGTGCGGGTAACGGGTTGCTTGAACTCCAAGTACCCTTTAGTTGTACGTACCAGAAATAATTGTCTTCTGTAACATTTACAACTGAAAGTCTTTCACCCAACGAATCAAATAACTCATCAGTACGCATGTTGCCCTGGTTACGAACACCAGCCCAGTGCATACCAAATTCTTTTGCTGTGGTTGGAAATCCTTTGAATGCACCTGAAACAGTCGAGACGGGATTAGTGCCAGAAGGTGTTATTGTCCCTGAAGGGAACGGAATGTCATATATAAATCTATATTGATATGCGTTGTCATAAGAGCTGGACGAGGATAGCTCATAGCCACGACGCCATCTTGTCCAAGCAGATTCTCTGTTTACAGCAGCAATAGAACCACGGACACTTCCTTTAGAAAATTCAGTGGTGATAGGGGTAACATTTTTAACAACAAAGTCTTTCTTACGTTCAAAAGACCCGAAGCTATTTGCTCCCTTAAAGCCCATCTCTAGAAGAAACCACCTTGTGCATAGACCTGTGCACCGGGAATATAACCGGCTGTATGGGGACCATCAGGGAATACACCCACGTAGATGCGGTCTCCTCGCTCCAGGTAGATGCCTTTGTTACGTAAAGGTGCCGTAGGTCCCAAACCATTGGTATTGCCCGCAGAGGCGGTAGGAGTGGCCAGTTGGGGCATCACATCAGAACAGTCAACTACACCACTGTTTGCAGGGACTGTTTTGGAAAACAGTAGTCTGTAGTCACCACTGGCTGGAATAGGTACAGTTGTGTTACGGGTGTGATAGAACACAAAAGTTACAGCAGGTTGCACACCATAGCTTATGTTGGCATAATTAAAACCAGATGCTGTACCACCTGAGTAGACAAGAGTTGTGTTTACCCCTGTCAACGTAGTAGCTCCAGTGTATGTGTAATATCCAAGACCGCTTGCTGCTGAACCTGCACCAGTAAAGCTGCTAGTGGTTGTTACGTAAACAATTTGACCACTAACCAAGGAAATTGGTGTGCCTGAGGTAGTTGCACTTACGGTGTAATCAGCAGCCCTGTAGCTATCATTGCGAACAATAGAGATTGAGTCAACTACAGCGCCACTATTCATATCATCGCTAAGGGTTGCATCCATATCAACAAGGATGGACGGAGCTTGACCCCCTTGTACAAACAAGGTATTGGTACTGGGGCTGCCAACTGTTTGTGTTGTAACCCGCACAGAGTCGAACAACGGGCGGTCAATAAACAGCGGTTGCTTATTTGAGGAAGTAGATGACAAGTTTCTTACCGTAATTCTTCGTATTTAAATTCTAACTTATTCAACTTACATTTGGAGAATTAAATAACATAGAAGAAACAAGGTTAGTAGCAAGATCAGGGGTTTGTTGTTGAAGCAAGTTTTTTAAAACTTCTTCTTGCATTAAATCTTTAACGCTAGTTACTGCTTCACCTCCAAATAAATTACCCAACGAAATTTGATTTAAAACGTCTGGTACTTGTGATGTTTGCTGCGGTTTTCTTGGCACAGAAGAAGTGTTAGCGCCCAAGCCTGTTTGATATATATTTAATAATTCTTTAACAGATTTTACAGGTTGTCCGTAGTAGCTGGTGCCTTTTGATGTAGGTAAAGATGCCCATTCAGGAGCTAGTTTATTTAAAATCTGTGGTGTTAATGGTTGATCTGGATTTACACCACGTTGTCTAATTAACTGTAACGCACCTTGATCTTGTGAAGCTGGAGAAAAATCTTTAAGTCCTAGTTTACTTGAAACGCCTTTCCAGGTGTCTGGCATAAACTGATATGCACCTGCTGCGGCTGAAGCATATCCACCACTTCTTACTACTTGGTTTGGATGTCCTTTTGACGGATCGAATTGACCCCCACCAAACATAGTGGAATATCCTTTTGGACCGGCAGTGCCTTCTGCAGAACGAATAACTTGTAAAAGAGCAGCAGCCTGAGGACTAAGGGGCATGAGTTTTACTCCGGTCGATAGCCAAACATTTGAGCAGGATCAAACGCTACTCCACGGAGACGTGCTAAGGTTTCTTCGTCCATAGGTATTTCAGTTCCTAAGGACTGTTGCATGCTGTAACCAGGGATTGGTGCAGGGGTGCCAGACAAAGGTAGGCCTGTGTTCCAAGGTTCTGAGACAACCCCAGAAACTTTTGGGGCTTGTCCTGTAAGTGCTTGTTGGATTACATCATAACCAGATTGACCGGGCTTAACCTTTTCTGCTAGGCCGCGATGCTTTTCTGCCCATATACGCATGCCAAGATCTTGGGCAGCAGCTGGATCAGAAGTACGTAAATCTTGATACTGCTGCAGCATAGGATTTTGAGCTGCTTGCTGAGCAACACTCGAAACCTCGGCGGCATACGCACGTTCTGCTGCTGGTGAACCAGGGGCATTTGATCCTGCCTCTGGTGTAAATGTCATAGTTCCAAAATATTTACCACTACCTGGAGGAGCATTTTTACCATAGTCACCGGTATTAGTACGATAATCAACTGGGCCATAAGGAAAAACATTGCTCCTTAGGCGATCATAGATATAACGTCCTTCGTTAGATACTGCTTTAGTTGCATCTGATCCTAATTTACCTAGTTGACCCAAAAGTTGACGCGCATCACCAGCTGACGCAGGTGCTCCAAGAATTGCAGGAAGAGGTGAAAAGGGGCCTCCAGTAACAGTCTTTGCTGCATTATAAGCTTGCCCTGCAGGAGTAAAAGGTCCTCCAAACTTATTAGCTTGCTTTGCTCCGGCGTAATTTGTTTCCGCCATCCCATAAATATTCCCTGGTCCACGCAATAGACCTGTAAATAAACCACCAATTTTTCCTATCGGATTAAAACCAGGCATAATAATGCTCCTTAACGATGATTTAGGTGTAACCAAATACGTGAACCCACTGCAGTATCAGCGGGACCAGGAAGTGCTTGAATAAATTCAGCACCTGAACGCTCGTAGCGATAACGAGCTTGGAACGGATCTTTATAGTTTGGCACATAAAGAATCATGGCCAAACGATTGGTTTCGTATAAGTATACTTCGTCCCATACCTTAAGAGCTTCCTTAGCATTACTTGATCGAATCGTACGATCAACGTCACCAAGAATACTTTCAATTCTGGTAGAAGGCGATGAGGCTACCTCAGTTTTTTTCTCAGCTGTATCACAGCGACCAATCTGAATAATGATCTTATCGTAAAAGAAAGAATCAGGAACAGTATTAAGTGACTCCTCCAGGCGGGCATAGTCACCTGCTGGAACAGAAACTGTAAAATACCCTAGATGATACCTTACTCTGCTTTTGTCAAAATCAGATAATTGCACTGACGATTACCACCGTTTCTTCATTATAGGCGCAAGAAATTTATATCTAAACCCCATAGGAACTTGGTTGCATTATATAACTCATCAAGAAGTCACTCGCAGGATCTTGCTGCTGTTGTCTCAACGCATTACCAATTAAACTGCTATATAAACTTTGCGAACTATCTTTACTTTCTCTTGCTTGACCAAATAAGCGACTCATTAAACCTAGTGCTGCCCCAGCGCCTGCTAGTTGGTCTTGCTGACGCTGCTGAGCTGCAAGTATGGTAGGAGCTAAAGTACCTCCGCTAGGTAAAACTTTACCTGCTTTTCCTAACGCATCTAGATGTCCAAAGCCTACTTCATATTTATTATCTGCAGTTTTAAACGTCATTAAATTACCAAAGCCACCGGCATTGGCTACGGGTGTGGCAGTACCATACCCTTGCATATAAATGGGTGTGCCTTTTGCGCCAGCAAAGTCCAAGCCTTGGTGATCAGTACTAGCGCCAGCTGTTGGTGCGTTCCTGCGTCCAAAACGTGATGTAACGGTAAGACCAGTTGCTGGATTCCAGCCTAACCCTCCACCTGGAAGTCGACTTACCAGTGGTACTCTCCCTTCACCAATCTGTACACCAGTAAGTGCACTCTTGATTGTTTCAGGATTAATGTATTGACCTGTTGCTAAATCTTTTACGTAGTTATGAATATGTGGACCAGTGGCAGTACCAGTGGCCCCAATATTACCTACAAAAAACCTACCGCCTGCGCCTGCCATATTAATATTTTATTACTATTCTAAAATAAAAAACCCCGCCGAAGCAGGGCTTATATCACACACGTACCAGATTAGCAGCAAAGACAGAATCCCAATCAACCCGACGCACTTGCTTTAACTGTTCTAAGTTACTAAATCTTTCACCGGAAAGACTCATCTGTATATCCTTAATTTCCCGTGCAGTCTTGAGACCAATTCCCTTAATATGATCAGCAATCATTTGTGGTGTTGCTGAATTTATATTAAGGCGAGTTTCGGGCGGGAAACTACGGGGTTCTTCTGCTGCTGCTTTATCTTTTACTTGTAGAGTCTTAACCGTTTTAGTGGCAGACTCATCGGGCTTGATCTCGCTTTTGTAAACGGTAAAAAGGCGACTGTCTTGATCTTCGACCAGGAACCAATCGCCGTTATCCCATTCACTAATAACCTTGACCCGTGCACCGGTTTTTGTGTGTTGGTAAAGCATAGACACCAGAAGTTCTGGTATTAGTTTAACCTAATCAGCTTACGGTGCGGTTAGGCAGATAAGCTTCAATGTCATCGTACTGAGGGGCGTTATCAGGAACGATAAAGCAAGCTTCAACCAAGATATAACCAGTGAGGCCAGCAGCAACGTCAGCATCGGATAGGTATACACCACCAGTGGCAGAAGTAGCTGCAGCAGAACCCTTGGCATATACCTTAAAGGTAGTACCAGTGGTCAGTGCAACACATGCTCCCGTAACGGTTGGAGTACCAGAGGTGATGAGCAATGGCGTTGAACTCAGTGCTTGAGTGCCTCCAGAGAAGAAGATTTTGGTGGAGGCATCACCTGAAACAGTAGAGCTAAGCACAGCAGCAGCTGCAGGCTCACCTGAAGCAGCTACGGGGCTACCAGCATTGTCACGACCGAATGCAATCACCGTACCAGTGGTGGCATAAACACCAGAAGATACGCGGCCATCACCCCAGCCAGAGGCAATAGAGATTGCAGAACGATAAACGTAGGCAGATTGCGTAGTGTCACCGCTGATCACCATCCCAGTGATGTCAGGACGAGTGTCATCTTGACGGTAAGGGGAAGGAATAATCACACTCATGGTTTGACCATAAGTGGTAGCGGTACCTGATGCCCAGGTTACGGGCACATAGCCACGTTGTTGAAAATAACGCCAGCCGGGAATAGCAAGAACGGATGTGGGGCCATCCTTGGAAGCATTAACGGTGGTGCCGCCGGTGGTATCAATGTTTTTGTACCAGCCGTTGAGGGCTTCTACCCAGTTACCGGGGTAGATCTTTTTAGTAGACAGGTAGGTCATTTATCTCTCCTTGTTGGTTTACTTATTGATATCAAAGAATGCCATCATCGCTGACAAAACTGTAACCGTTGGTAACAAAGTCCTTGTTGAGGATTTCAAAACCAGCATACAGTTGCCAGATCAAGATGATGAAGCGGCTAAAGTCATCATTGTTGTTAATGAGAACTTGAGCATTAGGACCACCAACGCCAACGCCAATTGCTTGGGGACCAAAGAAGAAACCTTGGGCAACTTCTTGGTTGGTGTAAGAGGGGCTATCAGTGAAACTAGCGGCAATGGTCTTGGTGGGGAAGTTGGTTGATTCGTAGAACTTCACACCTTCAAACTGAACGCCAGTAGGCATCACAGGTTCACCAGCAAGGAAGTAACCTTGACCAGCTTGAGGACCTTGATAGAAGCTAGCGTTGTTAGGCATCATGGGGTTACCCATGTACATGCCTTGACCAGGGTTACCAGAGTAACGGGCGATCTCACGGAAGTCAGCATCACGACGCAGGTGCATCATGAAAGTAGGATCGCAAATGCAACGATACAGACCATCAGAGAAGGTAGGAACGTTACGCTTGCGTAGATCCTTAACAACGTTCAACAAGTCAGTTGAAACGTGAAATTGCTGAACTTGTGCTGCGTACTCAGCAGTGGTGTAAGCAATTTGACCAGAGGCGTTCTTGCTCTTACCAGCAGGGAAGTAGTAACCACCTTGGGTGGTAGAAGCTTCACCATTGGCTTCTGCCTTGGCAAGTTCGTCAATAAACACACGGTCGCGCCACCGGCGGTAGTCGTCCAAGAGGGTCAGTGAACCAATGGACTGGTGGAACATATTCAGATTACCTGTATCCAGAAGGAGACGTTGGGCGGTAATCAGGGTTTCCCGTGCAATCTTAAAGGTCGAAGGTTGGGTAGGATCAGACGGGTCAGCGGGACCAGTGTATTCCTTAAGCACCACAAGGACTTTTTCCTTGGTGATGTTACGGCTATTAGCGGTACCGATGGTTTGATCGGAAATCCGTTCGCGGCTGTCCTTAGTACCAGGAGTACCCCAGAACTTATAGCGATCTAGTTGAACGGTTTGGCCAGGTTGGCGGGTGAAGTCATGGACCACCACGGGCTCAACAGCCATTTCGCAAATGTATGCGGGGTGGGGCCGATACAGTTCGGCACCAAGAATCTTCGGAAAATCGTTATCAATAAACACTTGGTTTTATCCTCCGGTGTCGTAAGAAATTTTATCGGTGAAAGATTCAGACATGAACATGTCTTATCTTTATGAATTTTAGCAGGTATTAATTTAACTATTGATAATAGCCAGTGATACCTGCTGATCCGGTGGTTTGTTTATAACGTGCACCGGGTGAATTACTAGAGCCGTAAGACTCTGGATCAAGGGACTGTTGCTGTGGTGCAAATCCAGGAACGTTAAGTGCTCCTGGAATCATGCCAGCGGCTTGACCACCAAGGGCAGCCAAACCAGCAGAAACAGGAACAGTAAGACCAGTGGCAATTTTACCAACAGTACGTTGTGTACCTTCGCCCAGCTTTGCTGTTTCTGCTTTTGCCATTGCATCTGCAAGGGTACCAACAGCTTGATTGCGGTATTTTGATTCAGCTGGAACACGTGCTCCAATGTTACCAACAACATTAGCAACTGGTGTAACAGCTTTATCTTGCAGAAATTCAACTATTTGAGGTGAATATTTACCTGCAAGTCGAGCACCCTTAAGACCGGCAGCAGTACCAAGAGCAGCACCAAGTCCACCTAAAGCGGCAACACCTGGTTGTTGATCTTGAGCAAGCATCCCACCAACTGCAAGACCTGCAGCGGCGGGAATACCATACTTAATTAGTGGACGCATGGTCTCACTCCATTACAAACAGTTTGTTTGCAACAGTACCAGGTTGAGCTTGGTTTAGGATGCGCCAGGCATTTTGGGGATCACGTGCCATTGCTTCGTTAAAACCACCCCAGAAGTTTTGGGGTTGTTGTGCGGCAGCAGCAGCAGGGGGAGCGGGGAAGTCACCGTAGCCGGGAACTACTTGCTCAGTGCGATAGCCAGGAGTTTCCAATTGGGCCTCACTTTCATATACGGGATAAGGACCTTCTGGACCGAAGAACTTCAGGGTGTAGTCACTCAGTACATCAGGGTTGGTGAGGATTTCGTTATAAGCGAGATTCTCTTGGTGCTCATTTACTGCAAAATTGGCATAACCAGTTAGCAGACCTTGGGCTTTTTGGCCCCAGGATACGGCATTATCAAGCATCCCTTCGAGTTGAAGGGCGTAGTTATTTAGGACGGCTGGTGCCTCTACCCCGAACGCGTCGATCACCTGACGGCTTTCGTTGCTCAGGTTGAGGTAGTCCGCTACTTCCGCCAGTGAGGGACTGGAGGAGGTTTGGGAATAGTTGACTGAGGATGCCTGGTTGGGATACGAGGTCTGCGTCTCCCAGCTGGGCGTAGGTTGGGCGCTGGGCACCTGACCATAATTGGCCGGGGCGTACTGTGTTGTCGGAGCCGAGGGTTGCCCCTGGAATGGGGATTGGACTGGTGCGCTCAGCAGTCCCACTACTTTGTTGAACGCCGATTCCCACGGATTCCCCTGGGGTGCCGCCGGTTGGGATTGGGGGGCGTACTGAGTAGGGCTTGATTGGTAGCTGGTACCCACCTGAGCTGGAACCGCTTGGGGGTAGCTGGTACCCACTTGGTAATTGATCGGTCCCTGGTAGGCCGGTGCCGGAGCTTGAGGAGCCGGTACCGCCACGTAGCTGCTTGGAGCTACTGCTGCCTGTACTGGGCTCATCTGTGGGATCGATTGGACGGTAGCGTCCTGCATAACTCATCTCCTTTTGTAATGCTTCTAATGTGCGATACAGATAAGGTGTGAGGTCGAGACGTGGGTCTGCGGCCATCGGTAAATCTGGTGATTGCGGGTGAGGAGTCTGCATCATGCCCCCCACCAACTTGGCAAATTGAGAGTATGCACTCTGTAATTCACCCACCATTCTGAACGGGAACCCCGATAACATCGCGGCCCGCTCCTCATCCGTTTTTGACGGGAAGAGGTACTTCAGTGCTTCAATACTATCAACACCTAACTCTTGGAGGTTACGTACCACGATAGAATTGTTTAAAACATCTTGTGTTGAGTCCTCATAAACAGGACCTAACCAACGCCAAAGCATGGTTAAATCACCGTCTGGAATCAAGCCAAGTACACCGGTTGGTATATGTTGTGTTTTAACACATGCCATCATTACTTGTTTAACTTTTTCCTCGAAACCAGTCATTGCTGCATCATACAAATCAAGTTCATCTTGACGGGCATCTTCGGCTGGTTCCACTGGCTTCTCAATGCCTGTAGCAGCGGCTAGTGTTTCACGGAATAAATGTTCTTCTTGGTAGATAATAAGTTCTAGACAACGACAAATACCGTAAGTGTAGATAGCATTTGCTTTTTTCTTAGATGTTGCTGACACACGACCGAACAATGACTTATATTCAGTAGCTGTTACGCCTGCAGAGATGGATAGCTCGTCTACACCACCAAGGGCAGTACGTATTTCCTCTCGATACTGGCGAGCAAAGTTATTTTGGTCACCAGTGATAGCATCTGGAACAATATAACCGACTCGGTCATTGGGTTCCAGGTTGGCAATCACCCTTGGTACCCGAATTTGACCATCCATACCCCTGGAGAGGGGGTCAGACTTAAATCTTGACTGGCTTAACGCACCCATCCCGGTAAAACCGGAGTTTGCTGCAATAGATGGACGTTGTACCACAGAGTCAGACCCTGATTCCATCAAATCTGTCTTAGGCCTGGAGGAAAGAAGGGTTGGATTACCAAAGAACTGCACATTCTTACGCATCGTGCGTACCATTTCATCGTGCGTGACGATATGGTTGGCTAATGCATCAAATTCTCCAACACCTTCATTAGAGAAACCTTTTAGATTGTTAAAAATCTCTACGCAAGGTATAAAACCTAGGGTATTTCTTAGTGTTTTGGTGCGGCCTGGTACTGCATAGTTGGGCATTTCAAAAGATATCTCTCCTTCGCTATGTGTTTCTTCAATTGTTTTAGCTTTAATGGATAATCTGATGTAACGTTTAGCCCCTTGGGGTCCAGTAATGGTATTGCCTGTAGTATTTACAACGCTAATGCCATCACTAAACCCTGTACCTTGTCTGACTTTATAGCTGTAGATAATAATGACTTCTTCTAGCTCACCATCAACACCATAGAAGGAACGATATTCATGCTCACGGAAATAATAGAGCCTGTAATTAGATTCAGTTGGACGGATATAGAACAGGCCTTGGCCATCACAGAGATAGTACTCCCAGATTGAATCCAGGCGTGTATCCATTTTGTTGTATTTAAGTACTCGATCTATAAAATCTTTGCGTTGATTACCAAAATTATCTTGAGAAGGAAAAAATTCTACCCCTTGGCGAATGCCAAAGAGTTTCATCTGTGCTACATGGGACGCAACAATGCCCGTATCAATATTTGCTCCACCGTCTTTTTCAAGGTAGGAGTCAACAATTTCTTTAAGTCGGGCTTTGGCGTCCATATTTTATTTTGTTCCTGGGTTTCTTTTGTAAATCTTAGCACCTGTAAGGGATTTTAGAGTTTTCCTTGTGCCCTGTATTGTCCTATCATTTCTTCTAGAAATTTTTGATTAGGATCTATTCTAATTGATTCTACTTTATTTCCTGTTAAAGCTCTTGCACCTTCATTAGCCAACTTGTCAACATGTGGCCCTGCATATATGCCAGGGACAACAAGAGGCTGTGGTTTTACATAAGGAGGAGAAATCGGAGACTCTGAGAAATACTGCGGTTGTGACACGTTTCCAAAATTAAAACCAAATTGTACTGTTGGATCTTGCCCCCAGCTACCTGCCAAAGAGAAATTACCTGTATTTACACCAGCTGTTTTTGCTCTTGGATCAATATCAAAACTTAAATTATTATTAGTTTCAAAATTTAAACCTCCAAAAGGACTTAAAGAAAAAGATCCAGTTTCGTCTGCACCATTAATTTGACCTGATAAAAAATTTTTAATGCGTAACGCCTGGGGATTATGTTGTCCTGTTAATGAATAATAAGTTTGTTCTAACCCAGGAAGAATTTCTTCTTTATTAATAATCGGCATTACGAAATACTAATGCCTCCAAATCCTATTGGTAGTTGTTGAACATCCTGCCCGTATTGAGAACCATAGAAGAAGCTTGCATTACCCATTGGGGACATTCCGCCTGCTGAAGCCAAGGGCAGCTGTGGCCCAGCACCAGGCATAAGACCTCTTTTTTTCAACTCTTCATTCAACTGTTCATTTTGTTGTGTCCCACCTTTGTAGAGACGTTGTAACTGCTCACCTGCGCGGTTGCCAAGAGCACCTGGGCTTTTGTTTATATCAAAACTGAGACCAGCAAGAAGATTACCTGGTGCGCCAGGGACATTCTCGTATCCGCTTAAATACATTTATTTATTCCTTAGTTTATTCATTCTATCAACCCTTACTCTTCTATTACCTCATATCGATCTGAATCATTAAGTTTTGATAAAACAACCCCATTGCCCTTAAGTTTCCACTCAAGAATGTCTCCCTCTTCCCAGCCAAGTTCTTCTATTACGTCATCTGGGAATTGGATAAAAAAATCACCGTTGTCGTCCTCTTGGATCTCTAGGGTGTAGTCCATTTTGTTTACAGCTTTTCAATAAGCTTATCAAGCTTATTGTTAATCTGTTTAAAATTGTCTTGCATTTGTTGGATTTCTCTTAGGAAATCAACCTTGAGAACATACTCGATGGGCAATCGATGGTGCATGGAATTGATGCTGGCGTCTGTGTTGTCCATCCGTTTTTCTACACGAAGGATGCGTTCATGAAAACGACTCAACAATTTATTCGTTGCCCACCCAGCACCAGTAAGCGCGGGCACAGCAAAGCTGATCATTAGCAGCAAGTACTCTGGTCCCACGGCGTTATAGAATGCTTTCTGTTACTATTCTAAGGTCAGTAATCAAACTGAAGCTTACCTTTTTTGGTAAGTCCATTTACCAACCAAACCAACGCATCGACACAGTCATCATGGCCACTTACTCCGAAGTTTGTGAGTTCCTCGAAGAGATTAGTGAAGTTCCTGAAACGGTTAAAGATAATTTTTCGTTCTTCAAACATGCCAATAATTCCTCTGAATCGTGCCAGCTTATCTGCACGGAATCCTTTGACCGGATGCCACAAGAGGTTGTGAAGACCTTCGTCATTAAGGCAAATCCTCTTGAAGTCAGCTTCGAGTGAGGCCTGGTACTGAACAGCTTCTGACCAGATATCGCAAGTTGCGTAGGTAGGAAAATAATTACCGTTATCATCTTTACCAATAATTGACCAATCATTAAGCAATTCTTTTAATGCATCTAATTTCTCTAGGTTGCCCATGACACGCATCCGGCGATAATCAATGATGTGTATACGGTCATCAATGCGTCCACCAAGAATCATTACTGTGTAGTCATTCTTTTCTTTGATGCCAGCAGATAGATCAACACCAATACCAAGCGTATCAAATTCAGTTGCAATTTCTGCTTTAACTATTAGCTCTGGTGCCAGGGACAACTCACCTTGTCTGACAATCTGATTCATGTACTGGAAAGAGAAAGCAACTGGTGCTTGCCGTTTCTTTTCCTTTAGGTATTCCAATGACCACATCTCTGGCCAATAGGAAAGCTCATCACCTGTTTTGGGATCTTGTTGAATTGCAGACAATACAATCTGTTGCCAATTATTTTGCTCATTAAATGTGGTGGCGTGTATATCATCATGTCTGAATCTGGTACCAAGGCAGATCGCTCTTCCCCCTTCAAACATAGTTGGTGAGATAACTGCATTCCAGTTATCTTGCATAGACTTACGTATATCAGGATTGGCTATATCTGTCGCAGATTTGATACAATCGTCTATTAAACAATTCAAGACATTTAAGCCATTTGCAATGAAATTATGACTGCTATGACTGACTTCTAGGTCATAGACAAACTCCTCTCTTTCGCTAAGGAAGTCAACTCTGGAAATGGTGACGGCCTCCCAGCTTTGTCCGTTATTTGATGGTGTGCTACATGGCACTGCCTGCACAACGTGATTAAATTTTGCGGGATATTGTTTGAGGGGTTGTGGTCGATGTGGTGAACACAAAGATTGGTCCTCAGTTGCCCGCCGTTTAATAATTGTTTTTGCTCCAAGGTGTTGCAACCAACACAAATTGAACAGTCTCTTGCAAGAATTAACAGGCGCAATTTTTTCCATTTGCCAGCCCGACAACCATGCTTGTAATTTGCGTTGCCAGTTCCTTGCATTTTGTTTGCATGCATAGAATCTGCGCACTTTTTTGAACAACACTGTGACAAGTGACTCTGAGGTTGAAATAGTTTGCCACAATGCCGACAAGGTTTTTTTGTTAGTGTTATTCTTTTTTGTCCACTGCAGGAATGGCTGCAGCAAATTGTTTGAGGCTTTTTGTAAAGACGCTGTGTTAAACGATTTGAAACTATTGAAAATTGCTGTTGACAGACTGGGCATTGGAGTTGGACCACAAACCCTCCTGTTCCCTTGTGACACGTAGTGCAAATTCTCTGTGTTTGTTTCTTGGGTCCCTGACAACTTAGGCAATGTGTCAACTTGTCTCCAGTCGGATAATCCGACAATGGTTTCCCCCGGACTAAAATCTCCTGCCCTTTTTTGCCTTCCGTCCGCCGTAATGAAAGGGTGTTCGGGAGTGCATTGAATTTTATTTCTACATTCTGTTTCAATGCTAATAATTCCTTTGGTATTACGTTTTGTAACTGCGGCCACGTTGCTCCACTCAACTTGATCTGTGGTGTGATTTCTGGTAGCAATTTGGTAGGCGGCAGGATTTGCATAAATAGTGGCAATTGGAACGTTGCCATGATTTGTCAATACCAATGTATCACCTATTAAGCAAAGGTGTGACCGCTTAGATGTCACTGAACCTTTTAAGCCTGCAGCACATAAGGTGAACATTTCATCACCGATGCTTTCAATGCCAGCAAATTTATGGTCCACTGACCAGTACTCATTACTTGTTACATTCTTAAGAAGTCTTACGGCAGGAAATACTTCTTGATATTTACGGCTTTCAATAATACGTTTAATGGCAGCAGACTTAGGACGCGCAATTTCAACCGTATATGACAAGTACAGAATTTGTAGAGGCATCTTGGCAGTTGTATGTACACCAATAGCCCATGCGGTAAACAAACCCAGGGTGGTCGACTTACTTGAACCGCGAGGTCCCAGGAGGTCTATGTTGGGGCCTGCAATTCCTTTTAGGCATGTACTATCCTCACCCGTCACAAAGTGCCTGTGCCAGTCCTTGTGGTGGGCAGCTGGAGGCTTATTAGCTACATACTCACAAAAGAAACTAAAATCTTCTCTAGCTTTTTTTGCTAGTTCCAGGTTATCGGCTGGTTTTACTGTGTAATTTTTTGCAGCAGCCCTCGCATTACGGCGATACGCCAGATGTAAATATGAGGGCATAACCAGATTCAACTAAGTTAAATATAGCCTATCACTTAGCTTTTTGTTGTTTATAGCTACGTGCTTTCTCTAATGCAGCTTTACGTTTAGTCTTATCATCCATATCTGAACCGTCTTCGTTCTTTGCTTCTTTCTTCTTGAAGACCTCAAGAACCTCAGGAGGCATCCGTTTCTTAGACATGTGATCAGAACCTAGGTCCCTCTGGACGTTGACGCATCATTGCATCACGCATCATTTGTTGGGCATCTTCGTCTGTGTAACGACCAGATCTACCTGGGCCCATAGAGATACCACCTCTTACAGGAGGCATTGCGGTGGGATTTACTGCCTCAACATTAGAACTATTGGCTAGTTCCCTTAGACGTGATTCAGCTTCCATGTTGGTATAGTCGGGGGCTAGGCCGGGACGGTATCCAGCTGGTACACCAAGTCCAGTCTCAGGTGATTGAGCCTGGGCACGTTGGCGTCCTTGACCAGCTTGTTCTTCCATCCGTTGACGCATCATGGCCTCCATCATGGCCTGCTTACCTGCATCAACAGTTTTTCCTCCCATACCGGGAGCTTGGTTTCCAGCACCCATGACTATTTACCCTTCATGTCACGGAGACGATCCATCTTAGCTTTCATATCTTCTTTACCACCTTTGGCGGGAGGATTAGGTGGCACAGCCTTCTTACCTGCTGGTACAACCTTTTTACCAGTTTTTGGATCTTCTTTCTTCTTGGGGGGAACTTTACCAGCCATGTGTTTGCCTTATTGATAGAACTATTTTAAACCATTATTCTTCTAATTGCATTCTTGCCCATACACTCATTGCAGCTTCCTTGAGAGGACCTTCGATTGGGTCATCTTTAAATATAAAAGCTAACTCACGAATGGCGCGGTCTGCACCAGCCATCAACAAGCCTTTCCTATCTTTATTAGCAGTGAACTGCTCTACTTGGTTTATGGTGCCACGGAGTTCTTTTTCCATAGCAGCAATCCTTGCTACGCCGCTGTCTCGCTTGACGCCATAGTTCTCGATATCCTCACGAAGAAGACGTATATCTTCTTTCATGTGTTCAATTTCATCCAGCAGAATACGCCTGTGATCAGGCTTGGGGTACTTAAGAGTTACCCATTCCTCACACGCAGTAATGCTGCCTAGATAACCAAGGAACCGAGCATAGAGAAAACATTCAATAGTTGAATAGTTCTCTGAGCAGAACGAACAGAAAGACTCGTGCGTACCAGGATCTAACCCTTCAGCCCACGCATCAAAGACTTCAGTATTTGTAAGCTCCACGAGCCTGGGCATAATCCCTGGCTTCGTCGGCTTGACCGAACTCTTGTTTTTGCTGGGATCCTGCACGTTCTTCTTCTGCTTGTTTTCCAAGGGTTTTTCTTTGTTGTGCGCCTGTGTCTTCGTACTTTTGCTTGGCAAATTCGTAAGCTACACCAGCGGCCTTGCGATATTGCTCAAGACCTTTTTCTGTAAACAACTCGTCGTCAGGAGCGTATTTTTTGTTGGCCCATGCTTTTTTGTACTCTGCTTTGTCAGCCTCTGCAAGGCTGGAATCGTCAATCTCTTTTATTTTAGCGTCGTAATCAAAATCAAGGCCTGAGAAAGCTGTCATTAACTTATCAGAAGTTGGACATCATTTGAGCAAGGCCTTGGCTGTAGATGTCACGACGACCTTCTATAGACTTTTGTTGCTGCTGTTTCATCTTGGAAGCTTCTAGCTTGCCGAGAAGAGTGTCAAATTGAGAAAGGTCTTGAGACGGCGTAAATGTATCTTCAGCAACTGATTTAATTTTTGCTTTACCTTCTTCTGCAGTAAGTTCACCACGAGTTACAGCATCTTTAATTGCTTGAATATTACCTGCATATGTATTGTAACCAGAAACGTCACCTGTTTCGTACCATTTACTATTTGAGCCCATGTCAGTTTTAAAGAACTTAATTAATTATAGCAACTTAATCTTGAAATGTACGGCCTTGTTCTTTGCGTTCTTGTAAAGTCCTTAGCAATTGCTGAAACGCGTTAACATCAAACTCAGAAGGACGCTGCTCTTCTGTTGGTTTTACTGGTTGTTGTGTAGGTTGTTCCATCATGCAAAGCTGAATGAACCAACAAGACCCTGGAGCAACCCTGCTTGCTGGGACTGCTTACCAATTTTTAATTGTCCTTCTGTTTGTAGCTTGGTCAACTCAGTTTGAATGTTACCTTCCAGTGATTTAAGACCTGAGTTATACATAAAAGTTTCATAATTATTTTTAGATTGCTTAGCAGATTCAATTTCTTCTGCTGATCCAGTAAATTCTTTGCCTATAAAATCAGGAGTTTTTACGCCCGCTTTAGCAACTAGATCACTAGACAGTTGAGGAAGGGTTCCACCACCAAAGTTGAATTTATACCTGCCAGTACGTGTGCCTGTTTCGTCAAGTACAGGGCCACCATAACGGGCCTCCATCTCGGCTTCAAAGGCGCTACCAGGGCGTTGTTTTTTATATTCGGCAGTGCCTTGTAGATTTTGTTCTATCTCACCAATGGTGAGTCCTAGGCTCATCTTGTCCTGGCCTGCTGTCAATTCATCTGAGGTTGCTTGGCGCCCCAGGAGTCGTTGGTAGGAAGAGCTTAGTTGTGCTGCACGTTGTTTAGGTGCAAACTCCTCATATGTTTTGGTAATACCTGAGTAGTCGTCAGTCGAAGGAGCAAGATCATATTTGGTGTAATAATCTTCAACTAATTTTTGGGCTGCTTCTTCGCCAATTAAACCTGCACCCAGACGTCTTTGTACGTTAGCAATATAAGTAGATTTACCTGCTTCGCCAGCAGATTTACGTTCAGCGGCCTTACGATCTAAACGTGCTGTCTCAGCATCTGCTTTTGCTTGTGCTTGGTTAAGTAAGCCTTGTTGAAAATTTCTTGCATCTTCCGCTTCTCGCCTTGCGGCTTCAGCTTGTTGATTCATCATCATCATTGAGACGATGGCACCCATATCCATTCCCATGATTTATCTCCTATGCTGTAGGTAAGTTAAATGAACCCCACTGGGTCATTGCAGGTAATGCAGCGGCATACCTACCAGCTAGTCTATTTTCATATGCTTCTTTTTGTCTACCCCCTCTAAATAAAGGTGTTTGCTCTTCTTCTTCACCTAAACGATTTTCTTGCCTTTGCATTGCAAATTGCATAGGCATAGAATATTGTAATTTTTCTTTTTCTGCCCTGTCTTGCAATCCGTATTCTATTGGTGCTCCAAACAAAGAACCGCCTAGTTGTCCAAAAACATTCATTGCAGAAGCGGTAGCCCTAGATGCCCTGGCATCATTAGCAGCTTGCATAGTACCAAGCATGCCATACAGTGCTTGATCTTTAGCTTGTTGTTTTTGTTGTTGAGCAAGTCTTTGGTTGGCTTGACCTGTTAAAAAGCTACTGCCAAGCTGGCCAGCAGCCATTACGCCCATAGATACGGGATCAAACATACTACTAGAACTCCCGCCACTTTTTCCTATTGTACCCCAGTTTCCTAATCCAACGTCACTTGCACCGCCCCAAGTACCATTCCAACTGCCACCAAGACTAAAGGCCATGGCTAAGCAAAATAAGAACGGCCTATATAAGGCTGTGGGGTAAACACAGGAACTTCTTGTCGAGGATATGTACTAAGTCCTGCACGATATGCTTCTGCGCTTCTTATAGGTGCTTGTGACATGGATGCAAGCATTTCAGGACTTCCACCAGCAATCGATGTTTGTACACCTTGTGCCAGTGCGCCTATACCTGCTATCAGTGCTTCATCTCCTAATTTTTGTCTTGCTACTTTTGAGGCTGTTTCAGATCGCAATTTTTCCATTTGAGTTAAAAATGGAAGCATTCTTTCTAAGTCTTCTGCCGGATTTCTGCGTTGAAAAGCATTACCAAAGGCTACATTTTGTTGTCTTTGTATTTCATAATCAGCTCTTTCTTTTGGTGATAAAAGTGTTAAAAAACCTTCATTATTTGGATTAACGCTTGCGTTAGTGTTTGTATTTAATACTTTATTCAAATTAAAAATATCTTGAGTTCCTGGCGCAAATATCTGCGTCACTCGACCAGGTTCAAGATTAAACGCTGCACCAGCAAAAGATTTTGCCATGATTAACCAAATTGAATATTAGGAGATTGACGAGTAGCGAATTGAGCATAAGGATTAGTGCTAGCAAATGTTCTTGCTAGTGCACCAGCTTCAGCTTGAGCTCCCTTAGCCAAAGCTCCTTGTGTTGCAAGCATACCAAGACGTGACTCAATATTACCCTGGGTGTTCATCAGGGCTTGTGTACGCACTTGATCGTTAGTCTTGGCTTGTTCAATTACAGGTTGCAAAGACTTAGTAAGCTGCACCTGTGCTTGCATGTTATGCGAAATAAGATCTTTCATCCCCGCCCTGTCGGTTGCACTGTAACCTTTATATAGCTCAAGTTGCTGATTCTGCAGTGCACCTTGCATCGACAAGAAACGTGCTGAGTCATTCAGGGGGATATTAGTACCAGGGATAAATGCTGGTGCCTCTGTACCACCCGCAGAGGTTCCCTTGCCTGCACCAGTGACGGCGGCCTTAGCCATTTCAGCACCTTCACCGGCCACAAAACCACCGATACCAGCACCAATGAAACCACCAACAGCTCTACCTGCAGGACCAAAGCGGCCACCAAGACCTGCGCCGATCTTGCCACCAAGGGCACTACCTCCCAAGCCAGCAACTGCACCTAGTGGTTGTTGCTGTCCAAGTTGATTAGCAATGACACCAAGACCGGCGGCACTGGAGCCAATCATGCCAGCACGGCCTTTTACAGCTTGAGCTGCCTTGGATTGACGCAAGGCATCATAACCACGTCCAATAGTTCCAGGGATTTCTTGAAGTCTTGTTCTAAAATTAGATAAAAAATCTTGGCTTGCTTGTGGTGAAGCCTGTGATGAATAAGTAGTCCAATTTGGTGTTGTTGCTGCAACCCGTGCACTGTACGGCACAAGAGCTGAAGAACTTGGATCAATTACAGTAACGTTTGGATTGCCGGTGTCGTAATACGCCATTTATTTTTAAATCATTTATTTATATAGTTAAATTCTATCAGATATTATCTTGTTGTTGATACTCTGTGAGCCTAGGTAATTTTTGCCTATTGGCTGCAGCAATTGTTTCATTAACAGCATTACCCATTGCTACACCTAGGGCAGAACCAAGTGCGCCACCTATAATACTTCGTCCTGCAGCTTTTCCTCTGGGTGCTGTTTTTGCACCTATTACAGCTCCTAAAGTACCAGCTGCAAACCCTCCTGCCATTGGAATGGTTGCTGGAAAACCTAACAAACGAACTTCAGGAACTCCTTGCAAGTTCTCCATGGTACCTTTAACAATACCAAGATTAAGAAAACCTTTATCTTGGTATGTGTATTTTAAGTAATTGGTATAACGCTCTGGCGTTAGATTAGGAATATCCTCTTTTGCTGTCTCGTACTTAAGGGGACGACCTGTTCTACCAAGGAAGAAACGTTCAAATAATTCTTGTGCTGGTTGAGTTGATTGCCTACGATCCTCTGCACCTTCTTCTGCGTACGTTTGTGTGAATCCTTTTGGCCTGAACTGTTCTTCTGGATTAGTAATGTCATAGGTACCAGCAGAGGCAATAGCAGGCAAGCCAATGCCCAAACCAATCAATGAGCGTGTGACTGGGTGACGAGGCATCTGGGCCGCATCTAGGACCATGTCAGAGGCTCTTTGCGCAATGGCCAGTGGGTGGTTATATCGCCACCAGTAGGTACGTGTGCCATCATTAGCAGCATCTACGATAAGGCGTGATGTATACGCCCCAAGAAACTGCATCGGTGTCTCCTGAGCCGTAACACCCTTTGCTGCAAGACGTTGATTAAACTCAGGCGATAAAACACTTTGCCCATAACTGCCAGTAATGCGCCCATCTGGCTTCTTGTGCGTTGCCACCATTTCGGCTTGCACACGAGAACCCTTTGCGTAGCCTTTTTGGCCAGCACTTAACAAATCTTGAGCTTGTGTGATAATTCCCATGGCTACACTTGTAGATGACGAATTTGCTCAGCTAAGTACTGCTGTTGTGCAGGTAAAAGTTTTATGCCTGGTACTGGCATATTTGTGACCCTTTCAGGCAACCCTTGTACTTGAAATCTTGTTCCTTGCGCTAAAGCTTGTGTTGCGCCATGATTTAATTCCTGGAATTGTACACCTTGTTGATATAGCTGCTGCGCTTGAGAAACATTGGTTGGCTCTAGCTGTGGCAATAAACGTCCACCTGTAACCATATCAACAGCAAGGGGTGACAACATAGAAGCACCAAGATTCACACCTTGTTCTACTCTTGAAGGAGCTGTATAAGGTTTGGAAACCATTTTGCCTTCTGCATTTTTTACTTCTATTGTCCCTTTCGGACCCTTAAAATATTTTCTTGATAAAGCAACCAAAGGAAGATTGGTTGCAAAATCACCTAGACCATAAGCAAGACCTGCACCAGGACCGGCGGCTATGGTGCCCATCAAACCAGAAATACCTGATTGAATAGCAACGTCTGCCGCTACTTCCCTGATGGTACCTCCCTTACGAAAATATTTACCAGCTAATTTTGCTATGCTGCCTAACACTTTTATTTATTCTGTATTACCTTTATTTTATACGAACTATTTTTGACCGGGCTCCAGGGGGAGTTTGTTTTCTTCAAGCGTTGTTTCTTTGCCTGCTTGTTGTTCTTTTCTTACATTTGCACTTGTTTGTTTGGATGGCAACAATTCAGAAACACTCATGTTTCCTTCTGCCTCATCTTTGGCACGATTTTCTGCAATAGCCATCAAGAACCCACGAGGATCAGGGTTAGACATTGTTGGCATTGGGTTTTTAGCATGTTTCTCTGGATTCAATGTAGGACTGAGTTTATATGCTTCCATCCACAAAGGTTGGTAATCAGGTTGATCTTGTGGACGTTGAGCAGTCTTGGCTCTACCTTCGGTAAAGTCATAATCTTCACGCCGTTTAAACCTACCTAATCCTTTAAACAACTCATAATCTTTAGTGACTTCGGTATTATCATCAAAAAAAGGAGCATTAGAAACAAAATTAAGATTTGGATTTAAATTCAGTTGTTTTGTTTTAACTCGATTTAATAAATCTTCTTCCGTAAAACGGGATGGTGTCCAGGGTGTTTTATTACTGCGTGAGGGCGTACGAAAGGAATCGCCAAAGGAAAGCTTTCTTTGGTCGTAGCTTCCCTTGTGAAAAGGATTAGTTATATATCGACCAAGGTCAAGGCGTGTGTCTTTGGCCATCAATCAGCCTTCTTTTCTTTTTTGTGCTTGTTTAATTTTACTAAAGTTTTGCGTAAGTTGGCTTGTTTTACTGTTTTTTCATCATACTTATCAGGGCTAGAAAGCACGTTCTCTTGAAGTTGAGCAGTTGTAATGCCACGTTTCTTGGCCTTGGCCGTAAACGCCCCTTCTTTCATGTCCATATTTTGGATAAATTTTTTATCTTTCTTCTTGTCTGCCATGGCTTAACCTCTTAATGTTTGCATAAATTGTTGTAATTGTTGCTGAGCGTCTGGTCTGTTACTTGATTGTAGCCTACGTACTACTTGAGATGCATCAATTGAACGTAGTGTTTGTTGCTGGCGTTGTAGTGCCCCCGGATCTTGACGTGAAAGAAGCACACGTTCTGCCTGCATTGCTACATTCAACGCTTCATTAGAAGCATTGCGACCTTGATTGTTTTTAACAACTTTGTTAAGAGTGTCGGAATCCATCTCATTTAATGCTCGCCAATTTTTGGGTTGTGGCTGTTTTGGATTTACTCCACGTTCACTGGCTTCTCTACCAGTTAAATACTCAGTGAGATCAGAAAATCCTTTGACATAAGTAGGTTTCTGTTCTGCGGCAGAACTTTGATATCCGGGAGCAATGGCTGTTGGTTCGACACCATAAATGCCAATTGATGAGGAGGGTTTATTTGCTTCTTCCCATTCAACACTGGGATTTAATTCAATCCTCTTTCCTGTGTCAGGATCAAATGTCCATTCATCTGGCGTTGTTTGATAGACAATATCAGATGCAATTTGTTGTGAGCTACCTCTTGATTTTTCTGATTCAATAGTAGAACGTTTTCCAGAACGTATCTCAACTGTTTGCGGAATAATTTCATCGGTTGCTGGATTTTTTTGATAAAAAATACGTGGAACTTCGTCCCAATTACGTAATGTTGTTGGATATTTTTTACTGATATCAGAAATACTTTCATTAATTTTTTTCTTTGCTCCTGCAAGCTGTGCGTTAAGTAAACTCATTTCGTTTTTACGGTGTTGCACAAGTTCTGGATTTCGCCATAAATGCCGTAAATTTTGTAATTGAAAACTTAATTCATCTACAAGTTCATCTTGACCATGTAATTTTGCTTGCTCAAGTTGTGGTGCAAGTTTAGTGGCCTGTTCTTCTATAAGTAATTGTCTTTCTTTAAGAATTTTATTTCGTTGAGGTTCTAATTTAACACGTAAATTTCCTAACCAATTCAAAGCTTCTTCTTTTTTTGATTGAACAAATTCTTCTGCTTGTAAAGCAGTGGCTTCATTAATTACAGGTTTTCTAAGACGAGAAATATCTGTGTCTCCAAGAACAGGCATATTTATAAGCCTACCAGCAGGAAGACCTGCTATACGTATTTCTTGCTCGGATGGACGAAATGTAACTGAAGACAAACCATAAGGCCTGACTTTTTCCAGTAACACACGATTTCCTGTTTGTGCGTATAGTTCTAAACTTTGATTGCGAGCAGATTGTTTGGGACCATACTGTGAAGCTTCATGACCAAATCTATTTCCTAGTTCAGATTCAATGCGACTTGGTGTTACAGGCAAACCTTGTAAATTTAACTCTGATGCAATTTCAGCCCTTGTATTCGCAAAATAACGTTGTGCACTTGTTTCGGGCTCATCTTGTTCCATGCCGACATGATATTGATGCGCAGCCATTTCCTCCATGACATCAATTTGACTGGTGTCAATATCTTCATTCAACTGAAGCATGTGTTGAAAGCGACCAGTAATTTGATCTTCTCCTGATTCAACAGCAGCATGTTGTTGTGCTGCAAGCTGAGGAGCTTCTGATTGTTGAATTGCCGTAAGGTCTGGAGCTTTGGCACCAGTAGATTCAATGTATGCAAGATTAAACGGTTTAGTTTCATTTTGTATCTCTGCTAGTACTTCTTCTCCTCTTGATTTGATAGCACGATTTGTAATACCACGCTGACGATTAAGTTCAGCAAGTTGTTGCATTTGCTCAGTTTTTGTTTGCGGAGCAAATCCTTTTTGTTCTAGATCAATATTACCAAGGTATTCATCAATTAGTTCTTGCGCACGATCTCTTGCAACAAGATTTTCTTGTTGAATACGAGGAACACTATCAGACAATGCGACCATACGTCCATGCCTACGCACCATACGTTGTCTGTCAGCAATTTCTGTAGCTATAGCTGCTTGCTCAACAATTTTAGACGGTTGTACAACTTCAGAAGGTGTACGTACTGCTGGTTTAGTAACAGCGCGTACAACTGGCTCAGCTGCTTGATTTCGTTTTATATTTGCCTCTATGTTTTGGGGCGCACGTCCCCTAAACGCACGTGCTAAACCTACGCCACCAGCAGCAAGCCCCAGGCCTAATGCACTAAGTCCTGCAATTGCCCCATAGTTAGGACCTTGTTCAGGTGTCTTGAGTTGATTCTGCCTGAAATCGTACACGTCAGAGGCTATACGTGCCCTTTCTTCTGCATCTTCAGGGACTGGTGTCCCAGTAGCACGGCTATATGCGTAAAAATCAGTAGGTGAAAGAGGCATTAGCGTTTATCGTCTTAATTTTGCTCTGTAAATATTCTAATGTTGATTAATCTAGGTTATAGTAAAAGAAGAAAACTAATTTTACCTATAAATGGACCCAAGTTCACGGGAAGCAAGAATTAAAGGGTTGCAAAGCATTCAAAAGAAAGCATTAAATCTTGCAAGTGAGGGTGCTGATGCATTTGAGGTGCGTGATTTTGTAACAGAAGCCAAGAAGGGTCTTGCATATACAGTACCAGAGGAAGATAAATTTAAACAATCAAAGGCATTAGCACTGGAATACAAGAGGCAACAGGCAACAGATCCTATTGTTGATTAATTTTAAACTAAATTTAACTTGCCGGGTTTAAAACCCCGGCTTTTTTGTGGTAATTTTTGGGCTAAGTAGGGATTTTACATACAAAAACACCCTATACAATCCTTAATTGGGGTGCAAATTTTCTGACTGTTCTCCCACCCTGTGTAGGTAATGGAATGTGGGGAGAAAAAAAAGAACTGCGTGGTGGTTCCATTGTTGAAGGGGAAGTGGCATCGGGAGTAGGGCGCGTAAACAAGGGAGGATACCTGCTTCGTTTTAGTGTGTGTATGCAAGAAACCGCGGCTTCGCTTGTGGGTGTGATAGAGCCTGCTTCGTTTGTGTGTTTAAATACTGATAAGAATTCGGATATTGTACCTTGTGTGATACGAATTCGTACCATCCTAGGTTAGGTGGTGCTAGAATCGCTCGCTCTCGTTCATGTACGAGAGTTAGGTTCTAGATTCACCAATAGATAGGGGGCTGCGCATCCTAACAACGCAGACACAGCCTAGTCCGCAGGAGATGGGCACCTGCACAGCATCAACTCAAATGCGTATTCAACCTAGCAACATTCACCAAGAACAACTCCTTCATGATATCTGGTTAGCAAATAACACACCTCAATGGGTGTTAGAAGCAGAAGCAGAGGAAGAAGGCTGGGTCATTGATGATCCAGCTACTGATTCATGTGTGGAGTTGTTTGATGAGATTCCGTTCTGAGTACCAACCAATGGAACTTGTTATCTTCCTGACTGCATGCGCAGTCATGTTTGGACTTGCGAAAGCAGGTCAACGCTGAGTACCAGGCTAGATGCCGGGGGATCGAATCCCCCACTCAGTATTGCCTACAGCGGAGATAGGCACCGCACAACAGGAGATTCCTGTGTCTAATTTTACTGCTTCTGAGCAAGCAATTTTGCGGCGCTCTGCCGCTAACTGGAAAGGCACTAGGTTGCCAAGGACAATAGGAGGTAAGCTTCGGCTTGCTAAGACAACCTTAATAGTTCTTCGTAACAGCGAAGGCCAAGTGGCCGGCTGGGGTCACGAAGGTTTTGTCCTGACTCCAAAAGGCTGGGGTCTTTACGGCTGGGCCGAAGAAGCTGCGCGTCAAGCGCACATTAACAACGGCTAATCCGTCAAACACGGGCAGGGAGGTGTGAGTCCTCCCTTAGCTATTGCCTACAGCGGAGATGGGCACCGCACACACGGAGAACACCGTGACTAACACCACTGCTTCTGTACTTCCTACCAGGGAAGAGCTAGCAGCTAAGGCCTACGATTTAATTGAATATTGGATGGAGTCAGGACACTCACAGCTACTAAGCCGTGAGCAAGCACTTCAGATCGCCGCATGGGGTCTGAAAATTGCAGGTGAAAGAGACTTGCAACACCAAGTTCTTGCGGAGCTTGTAGAGCTTCCTGATAACTTAGGCTAACAAGCTGATCCGTTAAAGCGGGTTCCAGGGTGCAAACCCCTGGGCAGTTATTGCCACACACTGAGTGTGGCTTATTCACGATCATGCTTCAAACAATTTGTCTTATAACAACCTACGCTTTTGTAGGGTACGCAATCGGTTATTGTGTTGGATGGGGCTGTGAAATAATCAAGCATCGTTTAATTAAGTAAGGCTAAGGGGGCTGCGCATCCTAACAACGCAGACTACACACTCGCACTCATGCCATGAAGATGTCAGCCGCTCAGCGTAATGCTGAATATGTTGCCCGCATACAAATTGCGGCGCATCATATTAACCAAGGAAAGAAGGTAGTTCTTTCTAAGGAACTTGTTACGTTTTACAAAACAAC